CGTGTTGGACAGGTCGGGGCTGACGTGGCCATCAGCAACCAGCTTGAGCACGTCTCAGACCAGGTGCAGCAGGCAGCCCTGGCCGGGGTGCAGTCTGCCGGGGCAACGCAGATGCAGATCGCCAATGCTGGTGCAGGCATCACGGCTGGCATCACCCAGGGCACCATCGCCAACATGCAGGGACAGGGCGCCATCCAGCAGCAGCTGTGCTGCGCCACTGGCCGACTGTCTGGCGAGATCGACCAGGCTGGAGACCAGACTGTGGCCGCCATCAATGCCGCCAACATCCAGGGCATGCAGAACGCCCAGCTCATGGCTGACCGTCTGTGTGCCGTAAACAGCAACATCGCGAGCCAGGGCTACGAAAACCGCCTGCAGGCCCAGGCGCTGGCCTCTCAGCTCCAGCAGCAGCATGCCGCGCTGTCTGCCCAGATTGCGTCTGAAAACTGCCAGGACAGGGAGCTCATGCGCGAAATTGCCTCCCAGCAGGTTCGCGACAAGCTGGCCGAGACTCAGGCCGAAAACGCCGCGCTGAAGGCGCAGATCAATCTGCAGGGGCAGCTCCAGGCGCAGACGCTGTACCTTGTTGACCAGCTCAAGCCTGCCGCCACGACTGCCGCAGGCGCGTAGCCTTCCTCCGTCCAAGGCTGACTGACACGCACAGGCCAGGGGGCGGGAGCAATCCTGCCCCCTTCAAGCAAAAGGAGGATGGCATGCTGATTCTGATACCCGGGCACTGCGGGGCGAGCGAGGCCAAGGAGGAGCGCAGGACAGCGCCTTCCCCGGCAGAGGCTATGCGCAAGGAGATCGCCCAGCAGACGGAGAGCTATTACGGCAACACGCCCAAGGTCGTGAAGGGCGCCGACATCAAGGGGCACGAGCAGAAGTTCGATTGGGCCATCGTGCAGTCGAAGCCCAAGGATTGGGAGTTCATGCAGCAGTCGGGCGAGGTGCTCCGCAATCTGCCCGAAACCTGGACGGCCTACGCTCAGGACGAGGGAGGGCGGTTGGGAATCGTCCAGATGGAATACAAGGAGCTCATGGAGGCCAAGACGCCGGAGGCCAGAGAGCACGAGCTTGTCCACCTTGCCAGCGCTTGTCTCCACCTCTGGAGGTATTATGAACACCTTGACTAATCCGTACCTTCCGCAGCAGGGGCTCCTGCCCAACTACTTCCAGCAGGCGCCCGGCCAAGCCCCGCTCCATATGCAGACGCTCAGTCTCAACCAGGTGGAGGGATTCGAGCCAGCGAAGGAGTTCCGCGACCAGAGCAACACGCTGTGGAGCCTGGTCAAGGCCGCGTCCAACTCGACTGTCGGCATTCCTGACCCGAAGAGCCTGCAGATAGTTGACTACTGGAACCATTCCTTTCCCAGAAAGGATCTGCAGAACAAGCTCTACATCTATGTCGTGGAGGCCATTAAGCAGCCGCAGGTGGAGACGGAGAAGCCCACCAAGGTATTGTTCCAGTGGTTCAGCCCGATATTCGTGCCTCAGTTTAATCCGCAGATGATTTCGCAGCGCGAGTGGCTGAAAGCCAACGTCTATAGTGCGGAAGTAGTAGACGCCCGTGTGTCGAAACTCAACGCACTCTGCAAGGTGTCTGGGGACACTCAGGCGCCTGCGGAGAGCGAAGAGCGTTTGCTCCAGGTGGAGGGCTTGAGCGATGGATCTGCTTAAGGAGATCGAGCGCAGGCTTGAGACCGAGGAACGGACGCCAGCCGAACTCATGGAGGCCCTGCAGAGCATGATGATGGGAATGTACTTCCGCAGGAAGCTCAGCACCGAGACAGTCGTTTCCTCGTGCGTCTGCCTTATCGCTCTGCACGACAGGCTCAAGGACGGTGGAAAATGAGCAGGATAGCCTTTCGCAACTTTGTCGGCGGCGAAGTCACGCCCTCCCTGTGCTCAAGGTATGACTTGAAAAAGTTTGGCACCTTCCTTGAGACGTGCAGAAATTTCCTGCCGAACATCCACGGCGATGTGGAACGGCGTCCTGGAACGGAGTTTATAGCAGACCTGGGTGCAAGTTCAGTGCTCATTCCGTTTCAGTTCAACACGGAAGCGAGCAACAACTACGTGCTCGTTTTTCAGGCTGGCACCATCAAAATCGCCCAGGCTGACGGAATGCTCGCCGCAACGATGAGCAGTCCGTACAGCATGGCCCACGTCTACGGCATCTCCTTTGCCCAGGTGGCTGACGCATTATATTTGGCGCACCCGTCCTACGCCCTGCGAAAGATTACCCGTTCCGGCTCCTACCCCTATACGTGGACTATCAAGACAGTGGCGCTCAACCAGAGTCTGGCCGCGCCGGGCAAGCCCACGGTCAAGTGGAACAGGGGCTCAGGCGCGGGAAGCACGGACAACGAGACGGCCACGCTCCGCTACGTTGTCACCACCGTTGACTCCGAGGGCGTGGAGTCCATCGCGTCCAAGATAGGCTCCTGCAAGGCGAGATACCCTACAGACTGGATCCAGGGGGATTACGTCACAGTGACGTGGCCGCTTGTGACGGGCGCGACCGAGTACAACGTCTACCGCGAGAGCGCTGGGTACTACGGCTACATCGGGACGTCCAGCCAGACGAGCACGACTGATGCAACCGTGGCAGGCATCAAGGTGGACAATGTGGCCTACACCAAGAGGGGCAACTACCGCATCCAGACGTACAGCTCCTACGACTCCGACACCTACAGCACGTACTACAGGCTCGTGTCCGGCGGTTCGTCTCCTGTTTTCCAGGGCGCTGCCGAATACTACGCCTACAACTCCGGCACAGGCGCGTGGTGGTGCGTGGAGAAGGCCAGCTTGACCGCTTCCTTTGAAGCGTCTGACGTGACAGTATGGGGCGGTTCGCAGAATGACGGCAAGTATCCGTCCGGCACGTCAAACAACGTGACCATAACGCCTACGTGGTCTGGTGGCACCACAGTCGGCATCTTCTACGATGAGAATTACGAGCCGGATACTGCACAAACTCCGAAAAAAAATTGGAATCCGTTCGCAAATGGAAACAATCCGACTTGCGTTGCGTTCCATCAACAGAGGATGTGGCTTGGCGGGGGAAGCAAAAACCCTGCAACAATCTACGCCTCGCGCACTGGAGACTATGAATCTTTCCGCAAGTCGATGCCTCTGCAGGACGATGATGCGCTTGAATACGTCATTGCATCCGGCAGTGTGGACGATGTGAAATGGCTGGTCAGCTTCGACTCCCTGCTCATCGGCACGGCAGGCGCGGAATACAAGTGCGCGGCCTCCGAAGGAACAGCCATCACGCCGAGCAAGTGCAATATCACCGTCCAAAGCTACTGGGGCTCTAAGGCCCTCCAGCCCCTCGTCATTGGCCAGAGCATCATGCACTGCCAGCGTTTCGGCTCCCACGTGCGCGATCTCTACTACACGTTGGAGTCGGACGGATATGCGGGCAACGACCTTTCCGTTCTTGCGCCCCAGCTCGTGGAGACCTACGGGATCCTCCAGTGGTGCTACCAGCAGAGTCCTGTTTCCACCGTCTGGGCCGTGCGCTCTGACGGCGTCCTGCTGGCGCTCACCTACATGCGCGAGCAGAACATCTTCGGGTGGTCGAGACACGTCACGGACGGCCAGTATGTCAGCGTGGCCGTGATTAACGGGGACGATGAGGACGTGGTCATGGCCGTAGTCAAGCGCACCGTCACCGGCGCTGCCAAGTACTACCTGGAAAGGGTTGTGTCGAGGTTCAAGGATGCCACGCCCATCGAGGATGCCTGGTACGTGGACTGCGGCATGGTGGTGACGCCCACGGAAAACCAGGACGGCAAGAGGGTCGTTTGCTCCGGCCTCGCACACCTTGCTGGCAAGACCGTCCAGGTGCTCGCTGACGGCTCGCCCGAAGAGCATGTTGTTTCTGCTGACGGCACTTTTGAGCTCGACTTCCCCGCAAGCAAGGCGCTTGTCGGCCTGGGTTACGAATCGGTGATGGCGCCTCTTCCGCTTGAAACTGACATGCAAAACGGCGGGAGCACTCTTGGAAAGCACCGGGCCTACGGCAAGTGTATCGCGAGGATGTACCGCAGCGTGGGCGGGAGCTACGCCGCATCAAGGCCAAACGACCTCTGGAACCCCGAGGCGTGGCGAGATCTTGAATGGTACGAGCTTCCATTCCTTCCTGCAAAGTGGGGCGAGGCATGCCAGCCGTATTCCGGGGATCTTGAAATATCGCTTCCTTCGGGCCAAGATCCAGACACAACGATCTGGTTCATGCAGGACAAGCCGCTCCCCATGCGCATAGTTGCGCTGACGGCTGACGTAGAATTCGGAGAAAGATAGGAGAAAGGCCTATGATGGCAAGTTTGATTATGTCGGCAGTCGGAACTGCCATCGGCGTTGCAGGCTCCATACAGCAGTCCCAGGCACAGGCCGCGCAGATGGAGTACCAGAGCGAGATTGCCAACAGGAACGCCAAGCTGGCAGAACAGCAGGCCAGCGCCCAGAGGATGCAGGGCTACGAGGCAATGGCCGCCGAACGCCTCAAGACGGCCAAGCTCATCGGCCAGCAGAGGGCGCAGGCGGGCGCTTCCGGCGTCTCCCTGGACTCCGGCTCCATCCTGGACGTGGCCGAGGACACTGCCGCCACTGGCGAGATGAACGCGATCAACGCCTTCAACCAGGGCATCGACTCCGGCTACAACAGCGAAATTCAAGCGTGGAACTACGAGTCCCAGGCCGCCGGATACGACTCTGCGGCCGGGCAGGCAAGGTCTTCCGGCCTCATGTCTGCCGTAGGGCAGGGCATCGGCGGGATCGCCGACATGGGTTCGACCTGGGCCAAGTTCAGCAACCCCGCACCGACAGGCGGGGGCAAGACCCAGTACTGGGACAGGGCCCTCAACGCCTATGTGGACAAGCCCGTGAGGCACTAGGAGGCAGGCATGGCGATCTACGGCAATATGGTAGTTCCTTCCCGCCCAGGCGGCGGGGCCCTTCCCACGAACGGCGAGACGCCCGCCGTCTACGTCCCAGGCTCTACCGTCAACGCCCGCTTCTCTGACGCAGGCGCCCAGATAGCCGGGCAGGCCGCCCAGCAGAGCGCCAAGAGCCTTGGAGACGTGGCCCGGGGCGTGGGCCGTCTCGCCCCCATGTTCGGCGCTTTCGCCGAGCGGGCCGACAGGCTCGACATGGCCAAGGCGCAGGAGGCCGTGTCCCGGTTGCAGATCGAGGGCATCGAGGAGCGCACGAGGCTCTCCCGCCTCAAGGGCGCGGCCGCCGTGGGCGCAGACGGCAAGGCCCTGGATGTCGAGGAGCAGTGGCGCAACTGGTACACTCAGGCCAGGGCGAAGCATGCCGAGGGCCTGGGCGAGCGGGGCAGGCGGTACTTCGAGCTCCATGCCGACAACTACAACGTCCAGCAGCAGGCGTGGGCGGCGCAGTACGCCGAGCAGCAGCTGGGGCGCTTCCAGGATCAGCAGCTTGCCTTTGCCGTGGACGCCGAAGCTTCCGTCATAGGGCAGGATCCCACCAACGCGCAGGCCGTCACGGCTAGCTTGGGGCGCATCAATGCCTTGATTGACCAGAAGGCGGCCCGCATGGGCTGGACGCCCGACATGGCCGCGCAGGCCAAGCAGGCGGCCGCCGGGCAGGCCATGGGCAACGCCATGCTCCAGCAGATGCAGCTGGGGCGCCCAGAGGTGGCCTACGCGCTCTTCGGCCAGTACGGCCACCTTCTGAACCAGCAGCAGTACGTGCAGGTGTTCCAGGCCTACCAGCAGGCATTGCTGGTGCAGGGCAGGATCGCCATGCAAGGCAACGATTGGCGGGCGCTTGGACAGCTAGGCGGGCAGTCCTCCAAGGGCCTCGACATGTACATCGAGGCGGCCACCAGCAGAAAGGCGGGGACGCCCTACGCCTACGGCACGAAACGCGACTGCTCCGGCCACACGAGCGAGATGTGGCAGGGAGCGCCCATCAACCCTGCCAAGCGCGAGGAAATTTTCGGCAAGCCCGGTGCGCATGTCACCAGCGAGGAGCTCATAGACCGGGCGGCCAAGGCCACTGGCCACCTCTACCAGGGCGCGGAGATCAATCCGCAGACTGTCGGCGGGGGCTGGATCATCGGCGTCTCGCACGGCAAGCCCACGCCCGGCCGTCCGAGGGGCATGACGCACGTGGTGTCCACCTTCGTCAACTCGCAGGGCGTCCTCATGGTGAGCGAGTCTTCCAGGGGCAGGGGCATCCACAGCGAGACGTTTGCCGATTGGTTCAAGCGCTATGACGGCAAGGGGGACTACTACCTCTACGGCGCAAACCTGACCAGCCTCATGGGAGGCGGGGCTCCGCAGGCAATGCCAGGCGCCCCGGCGGGCGGGACGCCTGCAGGCTGGCAAGAGTGGACAGGCGAAAGAGGAAAAACCATCCCTGAGCGCCAGCACAACCCCGGCGCCGTCAAACCGCCAAAAGGGTACTCAACTTTCCGCAGCGATGCGGAGGGCTTCCTTGCTCAGGCCAAGGCTCTGCGGGACGATAAGTATTATGCCAACAAGACCATCAAGGATCTGGTGTTGACCTATGTCGGCTACAACCCCCCGCCGAGCTACTGGCAAAAGGTTCAGGAGCAGGGTTTCCGGCTTGACGAGGTTCCCGACCGCAGCGACAACCGTGTGCTCGCCCGCCTTATGGTAGGCCTTGCCCGGGGCGAGAGCCCACTTGGCAAGCACTATGAGCCGGAACAGGTCGAGGCGTTGCTTAATGGCGGGCAGGGCGCAGGCCCCATGAAGGGAGGCGCCCCCGGCCAGCCGGGCATGCCCATGATGCAGGGAGCCCCCGGCATGGGGCGCGGGCTCTACGCCTCGCCGGAGACGGTGGCCCAGCTTGGCCAGATGCAGGGCGAGGCCCGGGCGAGGAGCATGGGCCAGTGGTACAACGCCGAGATCGAGGCGGGGCGCATGACCTACGGCGAGGCCATGCAGCAGGCCCAGCAGATCCAGGATGACAAGCTCCGCGCAGGGGTGAAGACAGAGCTTTCCCAGAACGAGACGATCCGGCAGACGCTGGAGAAGGAGGCCTTCGACAAGGCCACCATGGAGCTGGGCACGACCATCGACCAGATCCAGCAGAAGATGGACAGCGGAGACCGTGTCGGGGCGCTCAAGGAGCTTTTCGACCTGGCCAAGGCGGCGCAGGCCGACTCGATTGCGCATCCCGGGGACAAGAACCTCAAGCGCAAGCTCAAGGTGTACCAGGACGCCTACAAGGCTTTGAGCGATGGCGGGTCTCTTTCGACAGACCCAGAGGCCTGGCACACGCTTTCCGAGGACATCAACGAAGGGCGCATCACGTCCGAGGCTCAGCTTGCCAAGAACCCCGCCTACGTCACCATGGCGGCCAAGGACAAGAACGAGCTTAAGAGCAGGCTGAAGAACCTTCAGAAGGTGGACAGGCAGTATCTCAGGGCTCAGTTTGACGAAACCTTTGGCAGTCCTGACGAGGTGGGGCTGGACAAGGAGGAGTCGAAAAAGCGGAAGGCCATGTGGAAGATGATCCAGCAGGACGTAGATCGCGTGGCGAAAGAGACGAACCTTGGCCAGAACAAGGAATGGCTGGAGGAGCGCGTGAAGCTGTTTGCGTCCAAGGCTGTCAGGCCGGGGCGCATTTGGGACACCGAGTCCACCTATGCAGACGAGCGCATCGGCGATGCCACGGGAGACTATCTGCCGAAGGCCACGCCAGCCGAGCTTGCCGTTGCCGGAAGCGTTTTGTCGGACATGCCGAGCGATGGCGTGAAGGCCTACATGGAGCAGGCCGCCCGCTGGAAGGACAGAAACGGTTCTTTCGCAAAAGACAGCGTCATTGCCGAATATCTGTTCCTGCGCAGCCAGAAAGAGGCCAAGGCCCGTGGAGACAGGCCTCCGGCAAGGCCTGCGGGCGTCCCGGAGAACGCAGAGTGGCTGGCTCATGAACGGTTCGGCTACGGCTGGAGATGGAAGAAGGGCGGGAAAACCATGTTTGAACCCTACATTTACGTTGCCCGCAGAGGGGAGGAGTAGCAATGTCGTTTGAGATTGACGAGTCCAGGCCCGCACGTGGAGGCGCAGGCTTCCAGCTTCCCGACTCCGGCTGGGACATGCAGGCCCAGTTCAAGACAACTCCCCCGGCAAACCTCGATCAGCAGGCTCAGATAGAGGAACTCGCCAAGCGCACCAACACGCCGACCGTCCTTGTCGGCGCCGACCCGCAGAAGTATCAGGGCATCGCTGACGCTCTCGACCAGGCGAGGGTTGCCTCGCAGGCTCCCGCCCTCAGCGAATGGATGCAGAAGGACTCCAAAAACTTCGGCTTCGCCCGCGCCGACCTCCCCCAGCTCGCGGAGACGGAAAAGCTTTTCACCCAGGCGCCGTCCCCGGTTCCTGCAGAAGCTGGGCAGGCCGACATCTTCCTGGGGCAGGGCCTTCCCAAGGCCCGTCTTGACGCAGAGCAGAAAGCCGATCCCATGGCTCCCTACCAGAAGTGGAAGGACGAGCAGAGGCTCAGGGCCGAGAACAAACGCCGGGCTGACGAGGGTCTCGCCCTCCAGCGCGTGACGGACGCACGGCGCTACGGCTCGATGAACTACACGTCCGTGGCCGACATCAACCCCGAGACGGGCGAGGCCTGGCAGAACCCCTTTGAGCGGGAGCGCTGGCAGAACCTTTCGGCGTGGTTCGGACACGAGGCCATGCAGGAGCTGACGAAGCTCAGGCAGGAAAGCGGAGACTACGCATGGTCGGACAAGACGGGGGCCATGCTCTACCGTGCGTTGCGCAAGGGCTCCCAGGGCCTCGTCCGGGACATTGCAGGCCTCAACCAGTTTGTGTTTGAGACTGTCGGGCGCATCGTTCCGTGGGAAGCCCTGGGCATCAATGACCCTGCAGCCACAGCCAGCATGCTCTATGACGCCCTTGACCAGGAGCTGGGATCCTACGCCGAGGAGGAAGTCGGCACCCTGGCGAAGTTCGGCCTGTCCTTTGTCGAGTCCATCCCTACCATGCTCCCGCAGATAGCATCTGCCGTTATCGGTTCAGGCGGGCCTGCCGCCATGCGCATGCGGTTCAGCGGCGCTCCCATGGCGCTCAAGTCTGCAGACGATGTGGCCATCAAGCGCCTGGCAGACTGGTACAATGCCATGCCCGTGCGCGAGCAGGCCAAGATCGGCGCCGTTGCGGCAACGCTGACGGCGGGCGCCCAGATAGCTGGATCCCTGTACGGCGAGGCCAGGGCTAACGGCGCAGACGTGCTGCCGGCAGCCGCTGCGGCCCTGTCTGACGCCGGGGTGCAGTCGGTCATGGAGAACCTCAGCTTCCGCAAGATGTTCAACGTATGGCAGGCCCGTGGCTGGAAAAACCTGGGCAAGAGCATCTTTGAGGCGGGTCTCACCGAGTTCGCGACCGAGACGCTCCAGCAGTTCCCGGACGAGTTCTTCGGCTGGCTGGCCAACGCTGGCACCCGTGGGGACGAAACGGCAGGCCAGCTCCTCGACCGTCTGCCGGAGATCATGGGCGAGGCCATTCAGTCGGGTCTCATAGGCGCTGCCTGGGCGCCCATACTTGGCATGGGTGGCATCCGTGGGCTGGCCCGCAAGGAGCGCATGCTGGCGCAGGATCAGCAGCTGTTTGAAGCTATGGACAACAGCGCCAAGGGCTCCAAGCTCCGCGAGAAGCTTCCCAGCGTCTATGCTGACGTGGTCAGCGCCATGGCCAAGGACGCCCCTATCACTGACCTCTACGTGAGTCCTGAGGCCATCCGTAGGGCCGCGCTTGCCACAGGGCAGGACACGCTCCAGCTTGCCCAGACCATGGGCGTGTCTCAGCAGGAGTTTGAGACTGCCGACAGCCTGGGCGCTGACGTCATGGTGCCCCTGGCCACGTATCAGGCCAAGGTGGCGGGCACGGACGCATCCCTCCAGCTCCGGCAGTCGCTGAAGACCACGCCTGACGGCATGACTCTTGGCGAGGCCGAGCAGGAGCGCACCAGGGGCATGATGACCCTGCGGGACGCCATGGACAAGATCCGGGCCGACCAGGCGCTGGAGGACGAGCTGGACGGCGTCATCGAGCCTATCCGCAACGTGCTCACGGCCACCGACTCCGGCTTCACCGAGCAGCAGGCCGACTTGCAGCTTTCCCTGCTCAAGGCCCACGCCGTGGCCCTGTCTGACGCCATGACCAAAGCCGGGAGACCCATCACGCCAGCAGAGTGGCTCAGGAAGTTTGCCCCCCAGGTTCGCCGGGTTGACGCCGAGGGCAACGTGGTGGCCACCACCGAGGGGCAGGCACAGGGGCAGCAAGGCCAGAAGCTGAATCAGTTCTACGGCGAGAGGGGCATGGCCCGCCTCGACAAGAAGGAAAAGACCCGCCGTCTCGATGAGCTTGAGACCGCCCGCCGGATGGAGACGGCTGGCAAGGATGCCTTGGCCGTCAAGATGGCCACGGGATGGGAGAGAGGGGCTGACGGCAAGTGGCGCTACGAGATGCCTGATCCGCAGTTTGTGCCTGGCGTTTCCAAGATGTTGGCCAACAAAAGGCCAAGGTCTCTGTGGACTATCCTGAAGGACGGCAAAAAGAACCCGATTCTTAGGGCATACCCTGACCTTGCCAGCCTCAAGGTTCAAATTTTCTCTGACCCGCTGTGGGAGAAACCGAGGGGCCAGCTCATATACAACAAAAACATTATCAAAGTATCTGACCGCCAAGTATCAAAAACTGACAACGCCGAAGGCGTGAGAAGGTTTGCGATAGAAAACAGAGATACTTTTGAATCGACATTGTATCATGAGCTACAGCATGCTATCCAGCTTGAGGAGGGTTTTGCCAGAGGCGGGTCTACTGGTGAGTTTACAAATTATGACGTACAAGTTAAACTGTTAAAGAATCTTCTTGATGACGTTCTTGAAGATGCTGGCTTCAAGAAGTTTTTTGATAAGAGTATGGAGGCTCTAAAAAACAAAGAAAAGACAATAGATCAGCACTTTGCAGACATCGACGAGTTTAAGAAAAACTCACCGTATGCAGAGAAAATCACAAACGCCGAACAGCGCATAAAAGATTTTATCTCAGACTATCGCAAAAAATACGGGACGGCAAAAACGCCCAGAGAGATTTACATGCGCCTCATGGGCGAGGTTGAGGCCCGCAACGTGACGGCCCGCATGGACATGACCGAGCAGGAACGCCGGGCATCCCTTGCCGCGTCCACCGAGGACGTGGCCCGGGAAGACCAGATCCTGCTGGGCGTGGAAGGTTCGCCCATGGAACGCACGTCCGAGCTCCAGCAGGCGGCTGACGCCACTGGCGTGGACACGGTCGAGCTCAACGCCGTTACCGTCGAAGACCCTGAGTCCCGCAAGTATATGCGGGAGCAGATGCTGGCCCGTGGCCTCACGAATGAGGAAGCGGACGCCATGCTCGCCCTGGTGGACGGCATCAAGAACAAGGTGCTGGAGCTCAGCAAGGAAAACCCTGCCATGCTCCAGTGGCAGAAGCAGAAGCCCGAGCGCGTGATGGATGCCGTGCGCGGGCTCGTGCCCGTGCGCTCTGCCTTCAAGAAGAACGGCGAATACGTTGTCAACTTCGACTTCGGCGCCCTCTGCACGAAGCGCGAGGCAGCGGATCTGCTCAACCAGCTCCTGATTGACGAGGGCCTCACCCAGCAGCTTGGCCCCACGCAGATCGAGGCCCTCAAGACCCTGCTCAAGGAAGAGAAGTACCTCACGGCGTGTGACGTGTGCTTTGTCGAAAGCAAGCGGGCCCGCATGCTGTCGGACGCAAACAAGACGGCCTACGCCTGGAAGAGCGTCCTGCTTGGCCTTGGCATCGATGACGGGCGCCCGCTGGGTGCTCCGAGGTTTTTCTCTGAGGAACAGATAGCCCGCCTGGAGCGCATGGCCGACACCAAGAAGCGGAAAAATTCCGATGCGCCGTACCTTGCCGCCTTCGAGGAGTTCATTCCCGAAGAGCGCAAGCGCACCAGGGGAGGCCGGAAGGGCGGCGATCTCGACACGGGCACCACGCCTGACCAGATGGCGAAGATCGCCAAGCTCTTCCTGGAAGACCCTTCGCTTGCAGGCGAGCTCGACCCGGGCATGCTCCTAACCACGAGGGGCACCGACTGGCTTGTCCGCGCCTACGGCCCGCACACGAACATTTACAACACCCTGGCGGGCATGTACGGCTCAGCGACCAGCAAGCCCCTGGAGGGCTTCAACATCTTCGACAACCTGAGCTTTGCCAAGGACTTCGACTTCACGGCGATGGCCAGGAACAACAAGGCGCTGTTCGACATCGGCGGGTCAAGGTCTCAGTCGTTCACCGACTTCAACCCGCTGCTGTTCCTCGACTACGTCCAGATGATCGCCGAGCTCCAGATCCGGCAGATGCCCCAGCAGGTCTACACCAAGGTGCCCTCCCATCCCAAGCTTTTCGGCACCACGGGCATGATGATCAACATGTCTCTTGTCCCGGCCATCGCTGACGGCGTGGACGCCGAGCATGCCGGGCTCGTGCAGAATAAGGAGACGGGCGAGTGGGAGTACGCCTGGAGCGAGGACAGCTTCCCCGTGGAGGAGGCCTACGCCCTGAGAGAGCGGGAAGACTTCGGCGGGCGCGTGGGCACCATCGGCGTTGGCGTGTCTGACGCCCACATCCTCAAGATGCTGGACGATCCCCGCATCGACATGGTCATTCCCTACCACGCTTCCGGCATGCCCTTTGCCGTGAAAATCAAGACGGGCCTCGTGCTGGCGAGGGACTACACGTCCGTGCAGACCACGAAGGGGGCGCCCAAAGGCGGGGACTTCAACTACAACGAGGCCCTCCAGCGGCTGAAGGATCCCAGGAAGGCGGCGGCCGAGTATCTCCAGTGGTGCGAGGACAAGGGGTACACGCCGAAGTTCCCGCAGTTCGCCAAGCACGAAAACTACTACAAGCTCCTGGAAGACTTCCGGGGGTACGACAGCGGCGGCAACGCCGTCCTGCAGGGGCCCGTGCAGCTGAAGCTGACCGAAAACTGGCACGAGGTGCTCAGCGAAGCCCTGGCCGAAAGGACGCAGACTCAGCAGGCACTGGAAGGGATGGCCCAGAACACGCGCCTCATGGAGCGGGCGAGGGCGATCCTCAAGCCCCAGCGCCTGGACGGCGATCTCCGCGAGCAGATGATGCGCAGGCTCCAGCGGACGCTGGGCAAGGCCAACGTGCAGACGCTGAGGCAAAACGACTTCTTCAAGGCTCTGCAGGACGCCTACGCCAAAAGCATGAGCGCCGAGGAGGCAAAGGCGAAGGTCGAGACGTTCCGCACTGGCGCGGGCATCGTGTACGGCTTTGCCGTCAACGGGCGCATCGTCCTCAACGAGCAGACTTTCAACGGCAACACTCCGGCGCATGAATTCTCCCACGTGTGGGCCAAGGTTGCACAGGCCAAGGCGCCCGAGATCTGGCAGGAGGGCAAGGAGCTCCTCAAGAAGCACGACCTGTGGAAGGCCGTTGCCGAGGATCCCCTGTACAGGGACATCGCGAACAACGAGGACGCCATAGCCTCCGAGGTGCTGGCCCGTTTTGTCGGCGCCCAGAACGAGGACTTCGTGCGCTCGATCCTCGACCCGTCCGTGAAGATGGGCAAGGGGAAGGGGCTCGTTCAGCAGATCCGCAACTGGGTTGCCAAGATGTTCAACGCCGTGCGCGGGCTGTTCAGTGCGCGGGGCGTCCAGAACCTGACCTTTGAAGAGTTCCTCCGCATGCCCATGAAGGCCCTGTGGAACGAGACGGAGGGGGCGCGGTTCGCCCAGGCACTGAAGGAGGTGCGGGCCGAGCAGGCCAAAGCGCAGGCCGAGGCCGTGAGGCCCCAGACCATGGAGGCCATGCAGGAGGTGCGCCCCGGCGGGGAGCCCGAGCTCATGGCGCAGCAGACGCCCGAGGAAGCGCAGGACGCCGAATACTTTGCCGCCATCGAGCGCGGGGACATGAAGGCGGTGCAGGCAATGGTGGACGCCAAGGCCGAGGCTATGGGCTTTGGTGACGCTATCCCCGAGCAGACGAGCGCCTACAAGGTGCGCACGAAGCCCTCGCCGAAAAACACAATCACGGTCTACAAGGTTTTCACCTTTGCCCCGGACGGAAGTCCCACGGCCCTGTTTGTGAACGGCACCGAAAAGCTCCCGTTTGGCGTCTGGCTGGATGCCCAGGACGCCTGGCACTTTGAAGCAGAGAACGGCGCCATGTACGTGCCGAGCACCCAGAACCCGTATACCAAGGGAGGCAAGACGGGTGGCCAGGTAAAGATCCCGTCCGAGGAAGTTAGGCAGGAACTCATCGCCCGGGGCTTCCTGTCCAAAGGCTCCAAGGCAGAAAAGGTCACGGCTTTGGCATACCGTCCCGGCTGGCACGGCGGGACGCTGTCCTTTTTCCCGCAGGGCGGGGCAAAGGTGCCCAACCCAGACTACAAGAGCGACACGGAGACGCCGGACGTTGCCCAGTGGGCCGACACCCCGTATCCAAACGTGCACCGCTCCAACCAGGTCGTGTGCGAGTGCGAGATGGCCTTTGACGTGGACTACAACCCAGAGGCTCAGTCCACGCAGGACGGAGACCTAGAGCACTTGCCCATTGACGGCGCCTACTACTATGCCACGAACCCGCTGACCCGCGCCAACCCAGATCTGGGCGCGTGGGTTATCTCCGGCAGTCTGAAGATCAACCGGGCGCTGACGAAGGAAGAGGCCGACAAAATCCTCGCTGAAAAGGGCATGCCTGCCCAGCAGTGGGAGGGAGGCACCTACCGCAAGTCCACCAAGGAGGAGCAGGAGGCCACGCTCGATGCCCTTATGGCCGAAGAGTATTCCAAGGTGGACGAGAAGGGAAAGCACAAGAAGCCCTGGTTCAAAGACCGTGAGACGTACCAGAAGTGGTATGAGAAGCAGGCCAAGGCCTACCCGGCGAAGCTTGCCAAGTTTGAGCGCGGCGAGCTCAAGACCAAGCCGCAGAGGCCGAAGCCCTTGTCTGCCTTGACTTCCGGCTGGGGCTACGAGTCTGGCCCGCTCGACCTGGCATCCCTGGGCTACGAGGGCCCGAAGCAGGACGCCGCCCGCAAGACGCTGGCGCCTATCACCTACGATGAGAACGGCCAGATCATCCCGCTGTCCAAACGCTTCGACCCGGACAACCCGTCCGTGCTGTATCAGGGCAACGTGAGCGCCCAGGACAACCGCACCAAGGCGCAGACGCTGGTGGATCAGATCAACGACCTCTTCCAGAGGGCGTGGCATGGCACCCCGCACAGGTTCGACAAGTTTACGCTCGACCACATCGGCTCCGGCGAGGGCGCCCAGGTTCACGGCTGGGGCCTTTATTTCGCTCAGAGGCGAGAGGTCAGCGAAGGTTACAGGCGCAAGCTTTTAGAAGACGCGATGTCTTTTTCCGTCAACGGAAAGAGGTTAGAGGGATATGAACTGCAGAACATGTTCCAGCTAAGAGACTTGCGCCGAATTCTTGAATATGCAGAAGAAGCGATGTTTGACGAGGAATCGCTCAGTACTGGCGGTTCTATTGATGTTGTTAAAGAAATACAGAAAGACATAGACTATGCAGAAAACTATGTTATAGAAAAAAGAAAGGAGCTTGAAGATCGAGGTATAAAAAAAGAAGCAATAGATGAACATCTCGATCAGCAAATTAGAAAGAGCAAAGACCTCAAAAACCTTGTCGAACTCGTCAAAAACGCTGGCCTGTCGGTTTCCGCAAACAAGAGCGCAGGACAACTGTTTGAGGTTGAGATACCAGACAACGACACTTTGCTTGATGAACAGAAAAAGTTTGAGGATCAGCCAAAATACGTACAAATTGCAGTTAGAAGTTTGCTTGCGGGAGAAGAGTTCGGGCGCTTGCTGGACGATGCAAAAACCGCAGGGGGCATGAAGGCGTGGCATGCGGCGCGGGACTATCTCTCGCTGCCTTCGGACGCCACTCAGGCGCAGAGAGACGAAAAAGCTGACGCTTTTGCCGAGGCCGTCAACGGCGACATCGACCTGACCACGCGCTTGGCCTTCCAAGGTGTGGAGCTTAACGGCTTGACCGGGCGCGAGATCTATGGACGATTGATAGAGGCATACGGGTCTGACAAGAATGCGTCTCTTGCTCTGCTCAAGCAGGGCGTAGAGGGCATCACCTATGAAGGTGGCATTGACGGTCGCTGCTTTGTTATTTGGAATGCTGATGCCATCGAAATATATAATACACTCTACATGGCGAAAAAGGAGGCGCAGAACACTCAGCCTCGCGGGCAGTTCTCCTACACGCAGACGCAGAAGATAATCACGCTGTTCAACAAGAACGCAGACTTGTCTACGTTTGCGCACGAGCTTGGGCACTTCTTCTTTAACAACATGGAAGACATGGTGAAGTCTGGGCAGGCTCCAGAGCAAATTGCGAAGGACTACCAGACGCTCCAGGACTACGCCCAGAGCAAGGCTGAAGAGTGGTACAACAGGAACGACAAGAAGAACTACGGCGGGCGCGAGCTCGACAAGCTCAGTGACGCCGAGCGCAAGGAGGCCATGTGGCGGGCGCGTGAGGAAGTGCTGGCCGAGGGCTGGCTGACCTACCTCAAGGAAGGCAAGGCGCCGTCCGACAAGCTCAAGGGCGTCTTCCGGCGCTTCCGTCAGTGGCTGGTGTCCATCTACAAGGCCTTGCGCCATCGGGGCTTCCAGCCGATCAACCCGGACGTGCGGGCCGTCTTCGACAGGATGCTGGCCAGCGAGGCCGAGTGCGAGGCGGCGGCCGTCAGGCATGCCGCGTCAGACGCCGAGGCCGCCCGCATCGATGAGGTGGGCCAGGCCATGCTGACTGCTCAGGAGCAGGAGCGCCTCAAGAAGGCCCGGAACAACGCCGTGGACGATAGCAAGGAGAAGAGCTTCCAGGACGCCCTCAGCGCCTACTGGAGCGCGACCAGGGAGGCTGAGCAGAAGCACGATGCCATCAAGCGGGAAGTCGAGTCCCGGCCTCATTTTGCCGCCATGCTGGAAGCAATCGCCGCAGGAGGCATCAACCGCCAGAGCATTGTTGACGAGCTGGGCGAGGAGGATGCCAAGGCCTTGGCCAAGAAGCGCCCCGGCCTTGTGCGCAAGGAAGGCGGGGTGGACATCAACCAGGTCGGCATCAACCAGGGCTACGAGGATCTTAGCTGGGTGGACGAGATCCTCGATGGCCCGACAGTGGGCGAGGCAGTCAAGGAGGAGATGGAGGTTTGGAAGAAGCAGCGGGAGCAGGAGATCCGCAGGGAGATGCAGCCCGAGGGCGTGGAGCCGGGCGACCCGTCCTACTACAGCGATGACAGGCTGACGGCCCTGCTCCTGGAGGCCACTGCCATGCAGAGGGCGGCGGGCCGGAAGACCCGCACCGTGGGCAACGCTGACGCCGTTCACGAGTGGGCCCGCAGGATCCTCGATGACATGCCCATGCGGCAGGCAACTAACATAGGCAACCTGAGCCGGGCCGAGGCCCGGGCCGCAGGCGAGGCAGCCACGCTCCTGGCCCAGGGAGACAGGCAGGGCGCCGCTGACGCCAAGCGCAGGCAGGCTATCTCCCACGCCATGGTGCTGGAGGCCATGCAACTGCGCAAGCTAAAGCAGGGCCTTGAACGGGCCATGGTGCGCTGGAACAGGCATAAGATAGAAACTCAAGATCAGTGGAAGTGGCAGGAGCAGCTGCGGGCGCTGGCCCAGCGCTACTCCATCGGCGGGCGCAACCGCTTTGCCCCTGACCGTCCGCAGGAGCTCCAGAGCCTCCGCGACTTTGTGAAGGCATACGATGATGAGGCGGTCAACGGTGCCCCGCCGTTCCCCGAATGGCTGCTCAACGAGGAGGTGCCCGACAAGCTGACTGCGGGCCAGTACCGCGACATAGCCTATCTGGCGAAGTGGCTGTCGGAAGGCATGGCGCCGGAAGAGGCGCAGATGGTGTCTGAAGCCCTCAAGGGCATGTCCCTGCTGGATGCCGTCACCGAGGGCGTCACGTCCCTGCAGAACAGCAAGAACGTGTTCACCTACAAGGACGAGGGCACACTGGCCTACAAGGCCCAGCAGGCTTGGAACGACCTGTTCGCGGGACTCGACAATGCGCAGTATGTCTTTATGGCTGCTGACGGCTACGAGGAGATAGGCAAGCGAAGCAACATGCAGGGCTTCCACAGCAGGCTTTTCCAGCACGTCAAGGACGCCCTGAGCCGGACGGGCCAGCGCTTCCGCGATGCCAAGCCCGAGCTGGAGCGCCTGGCAAAGATCCGCTCCGACTTCTGCGACAGGTTCGAGAAGCTCTACGGCAAGCGGGCGCTCACTATCAACGGCATCCCCACTCCTGACGTCATGCAGGAGATAGGGCGCCGCCACTGGACGGCAGAGATGATCTGGAGCATGGCCAGGAACCGGGGCAACGAGGGCAACCTCAAGACTTTGCGCAACGGGCTGGAGCTTGAGGATGACCAGATTGACGCCCTCACTTCCATCCTGACAGCAGAGGAATGGCAGGCCGTGGCAGACGAGTGCGCCCTCATATCCTCCAGCTACGAGGACGCCGACAGGGCCTTCCGGGCTGTCTACGGCATGCCCATGCCGGACAAGGTGCAGCCTGATCCGTTCACTGCAACCACGGCAGACGGCAGCCAGATAGACCTTCCCGGCTGGTACTTCCCCATCAGCGTGGACAGCGCTCTGTCTCCTGAGATAGGTGACAAGCAGGAAGTGTCGGCCATGAAGGACGCGCCCGACTTCACGGCGCTTGGCCCGTCAATCCGCAGGGGCTTCACCCACGCCCGCACGGGCACGGCAAAGCCCACGTCCCTGCGCTTTGCCGTCTTTGAGCAGGCGCTTTGGGATCAGTGGCGCATGATAGAGATGGGCCCGATAGTCCGCGATCTCGACAGGCTCATGCGGAACTCCCAGTGGCGCAAGGCCTTCACGCAGGCCTTCGGGCCCAAGTACTACGAGCAGATGCGACAGTGGCTGAAGTACACGGCCAGGCCCTCGCAGGAAAAGCAGGACGTGGTCAACCGCACGTTCACAAACTTCCGCTCTGCGTCCACGATATTCAGCCTGGGCCTCAACGTGCAGACCTTCATCCGGCAGTTCGGCGGCTACCCGCAGGCCATTCCTGACGTGGGGGCAGGCTGGATAGTGCGGGGCCTGGGCAAGGCCGTCCTCAATCCCCGCGCCCTGTGGCAGGAAGTCAACCGCCTGAGCCCCATGATGGCCGACAGGGACAAGTCGTTTGTCCGCGAGCTGCGGGAGTACACGGCGAAGTACAAGGAAAGCAAGGTCACCATTGCCGGGCACGACTTCACGCGCCAGGACGTCCAGGAGTGCGCCATGGCCCTCGTCACGCTGGGTGACCGCATGACCACCTACCCGATATGGTGGGGTGCCTACCAGCGGGCCATACAGAAGCATGCCATGTCTCAGAAGGACGCCGTGGCCTATGCTGACGGCATAGTGTCGAAGACGCAGGCCGTGGCCAGCGAGGCCGACATCAATGCCTGGCAGAGGGACAGCGGCTTCAAGCGCCTGCTGTCCATGTTCATGAGCGAGTCCCTGCGCAAGGGCTCCCGCATGCGCTACTGGTACCGTGCATGGCGCCGGGGCCAGGTGCCTTTCTCCGAGTATGCCTGGCACTTCAGTAACGAGACTTTCGGCGTGGCCCTATTGTTCTTGTTCATGAAGGCGGCTCTGACCAGCTCTGCGCCTGACAAGGACGATGTGGCCTGGGCAGTCTTTGACGAGGCGCTAGGCCCCATTCCCATGCTCAATCAGCTCAGCAGCGTCATGCAGTACAATACCTCGCCCTCCTCGATGTCGGCGCTCAAGGGCTTCGACCTCATCGGCCGCACGTTCCAGAAGGGCAAGAAGTGGGCCGAGAACCCGAGAGACTCTGACGCCATAGAGGGGATGTTCAAGGCTGCCGTGGACATGGCCGCCTTCACGGCGGGCACGGGCAACGTGCGCAGGGTCTACGAGACGGCGGCAGAAGGCTGGAAGGACGTCTCCACGGGCAAGTCGCAGAACCCGTTCCGCATGTTCCTCAAGGGCTTCGACAAGGACAAGAAGTAGGGTTGGGATATCGTGCAAGAGGTTGGGATATCGTGGCCAGCCCCACGATATCCCAACCCCCGGGCACGAAAAAACGAGCCCCCAACTGGTTACAGTTTGTCACCAGTTGGGGGCATTTTGCCCTCTTCGCTCCTGCACCACAGGCGTGGTGCGCGTGGTGCAGGGTTGATGTTTAAGTTTTTGTTTTTGCTGGATTAGCTAGCGTCTGACCCAGGAACGGAAAAAGATGGGCAAGTGCCCGTCATTGCTTGCGCTCTCCGCTTGAGCCTGCACCATTCCGCACCAGATCCGGCAGGGCCATGCCTGCGCGTTTCTGCGCTGCCGGCAGCGCATGGAGGTAGAAGCGCCCCGTGGTCGTGATGTCCCTGTGCCCGAGCTGCGCGGCCACGGCCGCGAGGTCGGCGCCCCCGGCCAGCATCTGGGATGCCGCTATGTGGCGGATGGCGTACATGGGGATGCGCACCCCAGCCTTGAGGCATCCCCGGCGCCATGCCTGCGAGTACGTCTTGCCGAGCACAGGCGAGCCGCGGCGCCCGCGGCACACAAGCGCGTCCCCGTCTCTGCCGTCTGCCTCGTAGCGGGCCCTGGCCTCTGCCAGATAGTCCTCCGGCGGGAAGACGGTTTTTGTCTGCCTGACCTTTGGCATCCATACGCTGACGGAGCGTGTTGCCCACTGGAAGGCGTCCCAGCGCAGGCTGAACAGCTCGCCTATGCCGGGCCGGAGGCAAAGCGCCATGGCCGTCCTGGACGCCCACTGCATCCATTCGGGGAGGCAGGCGTACACCTTCTGGAAGTCCTCCAGCGTCCCGTCCCAGTGGGCGCCGTCCGTCTTCAGCGCGGAGTACCTGGCCCACGGGTCGGCCTGGATGAACTCGTTTTCGGCGCACCAGCGGAAGGCCGCCTCCAGGCACCCCGTCACGCGGTTGATGGACGTGTTTTTCATGCTCCTGGCGCGGCAGTTCTCGCGCACGGTTTCCAGATCCCTGCGCGTCAGCGAGTCCACGAAGCGCGTGGCCAGGCATTCGGCAGGGCCTTCGGTGTGCTTCCCGTTCTTCCTGTCGTACCCGCAGGTGATGAAGCGATGGGTTTTGACAGACAGGGGGGACATGTCGTTGTTTTTCAGATACAAAAGCACTGACTCCAGAACAGTTAGACGTTCATTTTCAGTCGCGTCATATTGGCCCTCTGCGTCAAAACGCCTTGCCTCAGTCTCAGATTTGAAGGAGCGCTGTTTCCAGCGTCCCTGCTCGTCCTTGTATTTGACAATGAATCTTCCGTCACTGCGCTTTGCAATGCTCACGGGCTGTCTCCTCAAGATCGGCGAAGAGGGCGCCAGCTTGGGAAGGGCTCAGCATCTTTCTCTTCGGCGCCCTGCGCCCAGAGTTTAGGCCCAGCATCTCGTCAATCTTGTCGTTCAGCTTTTTAATGGCCTGCTCGTGCTCGATGATCTGGCGCCTGGCCTCGCGGATCTCAGTCACTGTCGCGTCCATGGTCTTCCTCCCATCTGCGCATCTCTGCCTCTGCATCATCGAGCCAGTTGTCCATGCCGTCCAGATCGTTGTCGGCCATCTCAGCATACTGGCCCGCCCTGTAGTGGCCATCGAGCTCCATGCACAGGCTGTACAGGACTTCGTGCAGGGATCTTGAGCGGACGCGAGCCCCGTGCAGCAGGCCCGAGATTTTTGCTTTGCGCTCAGCGTCCATCGCGGGCCTCCTTGTCGAGCTCAGCCTCGATGTAGCCCAGGTTCTGTACAACGCCATCGAGCCTTTGTTCAGCCATGCTGCAATAGCCCTGGTGGCCTGAGACGCACCTGAGTGCCTCAAGCGCCGAGCGGAGGAGGCTGGCCCTGCGGCGGCAGAGCGTGAGCAGGGGCTTGGCTGCGGGGTCGCTCATATGTAGTACCCCGCCGAGTGTATCACTCGCTCAGTCAGGAGCCAGCCCTCGTCAGCTATGGTGGGGAAGTGTTTGATCTCGCGTTCCAGCCACTCCCAGAGCGTCTCCCGCACGTCCTGCCAGAGCCCCTTTGCCTTGGGCACCCAGGCCGAGCAGAGGCGGGCCGCATCGTCTATCAGGGGCCAGGTGGCCATGCCCATGATGCGCACCGAGCGGGGAGGGAGATCCCGGATGAGCGTGGAGCCAGTGCCGGGGATGATGTCGATGATGGCCTGCACCCCAGCCAGGATGGAGCGCTGGACGCCAGCCGACATGCGCACGGCATGCTTGCCGCACGTGTCGGTGATGGCCAGAGACTGCTTTTCCCACTGCCTGCCCAGGACGGGATCGAAGGGGTGCCCCATGTCCTGCATCATGCGCCCGGTGGCCAGCAGGCACCCGGAGGCCAGGCAGCACACGAGCTGCTGGACTGAAGCATTCTCCCTCCAACGGAAATACTTAAGTCCGAGCAGGGGAGTCGTTTCCTCAGTCTTCGGCATGCACGTCCCTCCCGAGCCTGTCGAGCTCATCGAGCCTGAGATACCGCGCCCAGGCCTCCGGCGTGGCGTCAGTGCAGCGGGGAGACACCTGGCACGTCTGTCCGGGCTCAAGCCCCATGGGGCATATGCGACCACGGAAGCACTGGCGCTCCAGCCAGCCGAGGGTCACGTTCTGACGGGCTATACCCAAGCCCTTGCCGTCCACGTAGTGGATCGTGGCATAGCGAAACTTAAGAGGCACCGTTGCCATCGCCGTCCTCCTCGCTCAAGATCTTTTTCCACTGCCAGGGCTCCACAGACATGCATGAGACGTGCGGGCCAAAGACGCAGCCCCAGAGCCCTGTGGGGCAGACGCCGTGGCGGCACATGCGCGAGAGCTCCTCCGGCGCCTTCCACGTGACGCATATCACTTTCTTCCCGGCGCGGAAGTTGAGCTCAATCGAGCCGGGCACCTTACCTTTTTTCTGCATTTTTTACCTCTTGGACGTAGTCCTCGTGGACGGTGACATACATGCCGTCCCTTGTGCGGATTGAATAAAACACCTGCGCAGGCTCTATATCGACTGATTCAATCGTGCCGACAACGTCAACAGATTGAAATCGGGCCTGCACCTTGTCCCCTAGTTTGTGCTTCGTCTTTTGCTTCATCTCGCCTCCATGCGTCCTGACCTGCCACCTAAATGCTTTTGAAAGTCCGTCCACGTCATGGCCTTGAAGAACCTGTGCAGATTAGCCCATCGGGCTAGCTCCTTCTGCTCTGGCGTGGGCTTGGTCTTGCCTGTGAAGTCGCGGAAGGGCTGGGCGAAAGGAACAACGCCCAGACGGCGCAGAAAGTTCAGCCTCGCCAGGGCCTCCTCCGGCTCCCGAATGAGGCAGTAGCAGAATACGGGCGTCCGGCTCCCAGCCTCCTTGAGCAGGCGCACGGCCCGCTCCACGGACGGCATCTGCCCCTGCGAGTCGCAGGCGAAGCGGATCTCCTTGATCCACTTCAGCGTAGCAAGGCGCTTCGCGATGCCCTCGTCCACGAGCCTTGCGTCCAGGCCCTGGTTGAAGTCTACGCGCAAATCCATGCGGGCCATCTTCTCGATCTGGGCAATGCCATGGGGATGCGCCAGGACATTGTTGTCCATGAGAACGACCTTCCTGTGCCTGGCGAACTCTTCCACGTCCGCATGCGCGTGGATGGCGCCCTCTTTCCCCGGTACCACGCACCACGGGCAGTGCCGGATGCAACCCCGAGTCAGAAAGCCGTAGGAACGGTCGATGCCCTTGTAGAGGCTGTAGTCGGGGCAGATATGCTCGACCTCTTCCGGCAGGGCCAGCGTCATGCCGTAGCCCGTCCCGCCCTTGACGGTGTGCGCCGGGAGAAACGGATTGGGCTTCGTCCATGTGAACACCTTGCTGGAATAGACTTTGTCGTAATCCTGTGCCCTCAGAGGCATGAACCATTCGACTTCATCTCCCTGCGTTTTGTGCCATGCCGACAGTTTCATGAGAGCCAAATTGGGGTACTTCGTGCCCCCTTCGCTGTCGTGCAGGGCTACCTTCACAGCGTCCTCCCGTACCTTTGCTTGGGTACTAGAGGCAGGCTGACGCACGTTGGCCTTGGTCTCTTTGGCCTGTCCCACGACTTGGCCGGGGTGTCGGCCTCCTTCGACCAGCCTGCGGCCAGAAGAGACGTGCCAGGCTCGATGTCGTAGATGTAGGTGACGATGTGGCGGTAACCCAACTCACGCGCAATGCGGGCGCACTTGGAGTACAGATAGGAGCACACGTTCGGCTCGCCCGTTGTGCAGAGTCTCTTGACCTCTATGGTGTACCCGTCACAGAGGTGCCGGGCGTTTGGTCTTCCGCACTGCGCCACGCCCACGAGCCTGTCACCGATGAAGGCGCCCACGCTGAAAATTGCCAGGTGCGCGTAGCCGTGGTGCCTGTGGTGCTCGTTGATGAACAAGTCTGCCTGGCGCTTTGTGACGGGGCGCGTGTGGAGCGAGGGCATTAGCGTTCCTGCTTCGACTCGTAATAGAGTTCGCGGGCGTATTCTTCTTCGGCGGCGACCTCTTCGGCCTCCTCATGCGTCATGTCGATGGGACAGACAGAGACGTGGCCCGACTTGCGGCACTCGCCGTCCGGGCGCTCAAACGGGCAGCCGGAACCGTAGCATTGATGGATCATATGCTTGTCTCCTTCTTGCTGTGGTTGTCAGTCTTGATCAATTTCCGCAGCCACTGCTTTGTGAGTTCTTCAAGGATGCCGAGAGCATTGCCTGCCGAGTTTTGCAAGTGTTCATTGTTGACAACTGCCGGAACAATGAACATGGCAGCGATAGTTTTGCTACTAGGAACGGCTGTTGTAATAAATAGCGAAACAAAAAATGCTACTGCGCTTCTTTTGAACCATTTTCTTGCAGCTACTTTTTCTTCGTCATCACAACCAAAGCCAACACCTAAAGCTGTAAACACACATATTGCTATTGCAGTAAGCATCAAAACAAACAGCATGCATGAAATATCATCGACAAGAGATATTAAGTAAATGTCAAACGGTGTGACTTTCATTCTTTCTCCTTCTTGAAACCCCGCGCCGCCCTTCAACCCCCATCCTGTAGCGGACAAGAGATACGGCGCGGGGCACATGCCGTCCGCTGGAGGTGAATGACCAAGGCCTCCAGCGGTTCGGGAGACCACCTCCCGAAAGTTAGACAGTGTATTGCTTCTCCACGAAAATCTTGCGAGCCTCAGTGAGATTTGCGCAGGCCCCGCCGGAGACGAGCTGTCTGCAGACCTCGTCAGCCTTGGACGTGTCCATGCCAGCGCCCTCGACATAGTCGAGATAGGCCTCATCGATGTCGGCGCGGGCGCGGGAGTCCTCGACCACGGGCGCTGGCTCCTGGACGGGCTCAGCCTGCACGGGCTCAGGCTCAGGGGCGGGCGCGGGCGCTTCCTGCTGGAGCTTGAAGGCAGGCTTGGGCGTCTGCTTGGCCGGGGCCTTCCTAGCTGGCGCAGGCTTGGGTGCTGGCTGGGCCTTAACGGCTTGGTCGATCATGGCGTTGACGTCCTGCTGAACGGTGGCCTGCACGGTCACGGGCTCAGCATCGTCAGGGTCGGCGTAGACGCCGGACATGCCGAAGGCGAGCCGGACGCACTGGGCGAGGGCCTTGTGCCGGAGCATGCGCCTTGGGTGCGTTCTCCAGGGATCCGTGCCCCTGTAGCATTCCTCCATGTACTCGCGCACCACTACTGGAGTCGTGCAGCTCTTGCGCTTGATGCGGGCCTCGCACCATGCCGGGAGCTTCTTCTGGTTCGGAGGGGTGCCGATGGAGACAACCTCCTCCGCAAAGTTGAAGTCGATGCCGTCAAAGTCTGGTTGGCGGTTCATGACGTTGATGTAGCCGTCCACGCCCACGAGAGGCGTGATGCCCCCGCCCTTGGAGGGGAAGGCGTAGATTTGCTTGAGAAGCGGATTGAGCTTGTACTGCTTGGCCACCAAGCAGAGCGCAAAGAATTCATCATCGTTGCGGGCGTCCTTGAAGACGGTGTTCTTCAAGGTGTAGTACATGTTGTCCGGGGTCATGCCGTACTGTTCGGCAAGGGCAACGACAACATCGTTGGAGGCATTGCGCTCGATGGTTGCGGGCGCCTGGTTCTGTATCTGCTGGCTCATGGTTGTCTCCTAGACTAGTCGTACATTGTGGGGAGCTTGGCCTTGCTGCGGTAGTAGGCCCACTCAGGGAGATCGATCTCTTCGATGCTGTCGGAATAGCTTGGCCACTCCTCTGTCTGCAGGCCTGTGGCATAGGCCTCTGCGGCCAGCTTGCACTCTGCCAGGCCGAGCATTTCAGCCCGCGAGTCCACCATCACGGGGACGCACAGGTAGGGCGCCTGCGTGGACGTGAAGATGAAGACAAAGGCCGACACTGCCAGGCCGAGCTGGGACATGCCATGGACGTACCAGGCTGCCTGCCTGTGGTAGTGATACGTGGCCATTGTCTTGGCGATGCTGTCCGGGTCGAGCCCGCCGGACGTGGTCTTGACGTCCACGCCGATCACGTCTCCGCCTCCGGCCACCACGCAGATCCTGTCCACACGGGCCTTGCACTGGATGCTTTGCCCGGCAAACTCCTCCTCCCAGTAGAGACTCACCTCTGAGTCCCCGTGCAGAGACTTCAGCCCCTTGGTGAGCTCGCATTCCACATGCGGGAGCAAGGGGCGTATGCGAGGATGGCGGCGCATATGCCCGGCCATTCGGAAAAGCTTTTCGTATTCTTCCGTGGAGATGCATGTCTGGCCCTTGGCTTCTGCTTCCTGCTTCTGGGCCTTGCCAGCCTTCGTGGTTGCTGGCGCCGAAAGGATGCACACGTCTTCAAGGAAGCGCTCCGGCGTCAGCACAAAGGAGTGCAAAGCCGTGCCAAAGCGCATGGCCGGAGTGGGATCCGGCTGGGGGAGCTCCAGCATTTCGTGATACTCCGCAGGACAGCGGAGGATCCTGTCTATGGATGACTTGTTGAGGCCGTCAGCAGCGCGGTAGGCCTCGAAGCCTTCATCGTATCGAATGTCGTTCATGGGATGTCCTTATGGGCTAGTAGGGCGCGGCGAAGACCATGTGGACGGCAAGAAAGCCTGCGGCTACGGCAAAGACTGCGGCGAGCAGGCCATGCACTATGGCGTTGGCCAGTTCGCGCCTGTCGCGCTCGCGCTCGATGCGGGCGAGCTGGCGCAGGACGCTGGGGCTGGTGTCGGGCAAAGGGTTGTAAACTTCGGACATGGCCTTCTCCTTTGTACTGCCCGGCGGGGGCGCAACCTCCCGCCCCCCGCCGGGCCATCGACTGAGTTAGGAAACTGCTTCCACGCAGTTCGCCGTTCTTCTCTGCTCCGGCTATCCGGCGGGCTGAGATGTCATCACAAAGGCCCGCAGGAGTTGCCTTCGCCGCCACGGCGTCCGGCGCAAAATTTGCTGGTTTCCCCGGACTCCAGCAAACGGGGCCCCGTGCTCCCCCTGCGTCCAGGAGGCGGTGACGCTTTCGGGCCTGGAGGATGTTCCTTCCTCTTCAGTTGCCCGCAGAATTTGGCGGGTATGTAGCCCTGCAGGAAACGCCCCGCAGGGCCGCATCAACATGTTAACCCCCGTTTCATTCCTAGTCCGGCTATCGGTGGCCGTGGTGGCTGCCACACCGAATCGCCAGACCCGCCACAGGGGACGGCGTGAAAAGTTGCGGGCCTTTTTACGTCATGCCCGGGACGAGGGGTGGGACTGGACAGGAGGCAGGGCCTGCCCGAGTGGGAGATTCTATTCGCTGCCGGCAGCGGTTTCGCAATAGAGCTGGCGGCGGAGCCAGTCGCAGCGCTCTGCGTTGTTCCTGAGCGCCGTCCAGCAGGAGTCCTCCATGGACTCACTGCGGTCGCACTCTTCCTTGATGGCCTTGCCCCTGAGGGCTCTGGCGCGTAGCTCGTTCAACATCTCTTCGCGGGTCATGGTGTGGTCTCCTTGGCATGTTTCGCCGCCGGGCTGTTCCGGCTGGCGTGATTGGCATGTTGCCTGAAGGCACCAGAGATGTCAACTAGGGCGAACAAACTTTTTTCTGCAGACAACAAAAAAGCCCCTTTCGGGGCTAGAGGAGGACGCCGTCAGGGAAGCGGATCACACGGCATTTTTTTCTGAGGGCCTGCTGAGTCCGACAACTCGCTCCAGCACCTCCACCTGTGCCCGCAGGGCTATGACCTCTTTCTCCAGGGCCTGCGCCTTTGCGTCCTTATCGTCTGGAGCCCGCTCTCCGCGCATGCAGACAGTGGCGCCGACCACGTCAAAGACTGCCGCCAGCAGGGCCAGCGAGGGGCGCTTCTTTCCCGTCAGCCATTGAGACAGGGCCACGTGCCCTATGCCTGCCTGCTTCGCGAGGGCGCGTATGCTTCCGGCTTCATCCACTGCCAGCCTGACCACCTCAAGGGCGTCATCATAGAAACCCATATAGCCTCCTGTTCGCCGGAGGCTTGACAAAGTGTTTGCTATAGGCAACACTCCCGCGCATGGAAGCACCAATCGTCAGAGACATCCGGCTGTTCCTTAAGAGGTATCGGCTCTCCATACGGGCGCTCGCGGCGCTCGCCGGAGTGTCGCACACCTGTTTGTCGAGGGCCCTGGCTGGCACCCGCAGGGACGTGAAGTCGAGCACTGCGGATGCCGTGCGTGACGCGATGAGGCGCCACGAGGCCACTCACCAATCTATTCGGCCAGGCGGCGGGGAGGATTAGCGTGGAATGGTTTAGGGCCTACCACGGGATCAGCTCAGATCCCAAGTGGCGTCTCATTGCCCGCAAGGCCAAGGAGCCTGTGGCCACCGTGGTGGCCGTCTGGCTCAGCCTGCTCGACCATGCCTCCCAGGCAAACGAGCGCGGAAGCGTGAAGGACGTGGACGCCGAGCTTCTCGACTGCAGTCTCGATCTTGAGGACGGCACGGCTCAGGCCATCCTGGATGTGATGGATGCTAAGGGTGTCATTCATGATGGGCGCATTTCCGCATGGAACAAGCGCCAGCCTCTCCGCGAGGACACCGACAACCCCGAGGCCAAGCCCGTTGCACAGCGCGTCAGGGAGTACCGCGCCAGGAAGAAGGCCGAAGCGGAGCAGAGCCACGCGCCGTCACGCGATGTAACGCAAGGTAACGCATGTGTAACGCAGTGTAACGCGCCGTCACGCGATGTAACGCAAGGTAACGCCCCAGAACAGATAAGAGAAGAAGAGACAAGAGAAGAAACACACACCCCCCTACCCCCCTCTCAGGGGGGCGGCGCGTGTGTGCCTTCGGTTCCTCTCTCTGGCGAAGACATAGCCGAGCGCCAGGACGGGGCCCGGCAGGAGCGCAAGCGCGGGGACTACGAGTTCAGCCTCCTGCGGGACGCCTACGACAAGGCCCGGCAGGAAGGCCCCATGGCGGGCAGGCAGGAGTTCCTGTCGCTGTTCCACAGCCCCGAGTGGCCCGGCATTGATGAGCTCATCGCCAGCGTGGACAAGCTCTGCGCCGAGGATGACCAGTTCCGCAGAGGCTTCGCTCCCGGCCTGGCCAAGTTTCTCCGCGAGGGCATGTGGCGCATGCAGCCAAGAGCTCCCGCTGGGGAGCGGGAGCCGGAGATGACGCCGGAACGGCAGGAGCAGAAACGCAGGCATATGGAAGAGCGCCGACAATTTGAAGAAAAAATGGCAAAGCTAAAGAAGCAGAAAGGTGGCAGCTGTGGATAGAACAAACTTTGATGACGAACTCAATGGACTGTTCGCCGCATTTCAAAAGCCTGCTCCGCGCACGGCTATTCTTGACGAAGCTTTCAAGCCAGTTTCCGAGCTTCCAAACGATTTTCTCTTCTGGGCTATGGACAAGCTCAAGGAGGAAGAGAAGCTCCCCGCCAACTTGGGGCGCGAGCTCAAGAGGCTCTGGCCTGCATTCAAGGCAGAGACTACACCAGCTGCACAGCCTGACCCATACGCCAACGAGGCCAGCGGGGATCCCATGTGCCCCGACTGCCATGGCGCGGGATGGCACTACGTCTACCCGCTGGGTCAGCTCTATAAGCCCGGGCTCGCGCCCTACGCTGTGCCCTGCCTGTGCAACTCCACCGTGGACTCGTGGGAGCACCCGCCACGCAAGGCCAGCCTGGAAGACTTGAAGCGCTCAGGGCGCTGGACGATGCGCCCGCCCCAGAGGATCCGCAACGGGGATCCCAAGCCTTTGGGCTTCAGCCTGCAGGAGCTCATGGCCCGCCTGCGCAGTGGCCGGGGCATCGAGGACGAGGCGCCTGACCCGCGCAGGCAGATGCCGGAGTACCTCCAGTGACCCGCGAGAATGCGCGAGGATGGCGCAGGATGCATCCGCAGACGGAAAATGATGAATCTACCGTCCGGCACACGGAAGGCCAGCAGAAGGCATCCTCGCGCAAATTTGAGGCAGCCCAGTGGAAGAGGCCCGACAGGATCTGCGGCGAGTGCATTTTTGGCGAGCCCTATGTTCACCCGGGAGGTTTCTACGGTGTTATTAAGTGTCACCAAAGCAATGGCTCAGCATTTCGTGGATTCTACGAGAGGGCCTGCTTCAAATATTGCCTTAACCCTGCCGTACCCGCCTTCATGCAATCACGCATGGAGGAAGGGCGCAGGCAAGAAACTGTATCTCGACCCGAGAGTAGAGTATTTTCGAGCCAAAGTGTTCGCTGCGGTTGCCGATTTGAAGACGAAGAACCTTATCCCTTCTAAGCCTGTCGAAGGCAAGGTGGCAGTCATGATGGAATTCAACAAGGCAGACAGAAGAAACAGGGATCTCGACAACCCCGTAAAGCAGCTTTGGGATGCCCTGACTTTTGCGAAGGTGTGGCAGGACGATTCACAGGTTGTTCTGGCCTTGTCCTTCTTTGGCCCTTGTCGCAGGGGAGGCGCCTGCCAGGTGCTCATCCAGCCCCTGGAGGCGTAGGCCATGCCAGGGTTCACGCCGGAGGAGGACGCCGTCATTTTGGCCCTCGTTAGATGCGGAGTGCCCTTCACGCGCATCGCCAAGGAGGTCGGCCACGGCGCCGGGGCCTGCTGGGCCAGGTCGCGCAGGCTCAGGGGCCTGAGCGTTGAGCCGGAGGGCGAGGGCGTTCTCGTCAATCCCAGGCGCTGCCACGACTGCGGGAAGCCGACTGCGGACTATCGGTGCGCGAAGTGCCGGGCCCTGTGGAGAAAAAAGCACCATGTACAGCCAAGCGCTGTCGAGGAGGATGGCATATGACAAGAAAGGACTGCCTGGACGCGGCGGCAAAGTGCGTCCTGCAGGACAGGGCCAGCGAGTACGGCGGGCCTGAGGACAACTTCGGGCGCATTGCCCTGCTCTGGGCGGACTACCTTGGCGTGAAGTTTGACGCGGTGGACGTGGCCATGATGATGGCTCTGCTCAAGATAGCTCGTGTGAGAAACAACAAAGCTTACGAGGACGGCTTTGTTGACCTTGCCGGGTACGCCGCCTGCGGAGCAGAGCTTGCCAGCGCCATGAAGGCCCGCGAGGATGCCACACGCGAGGCGGGCGAAGAGTACCTCAAGCTCAAGCTAAAGGCCAAGGACAACCATCCGGAAAATCCGGATAGTTCAACTGCGATCCAGCCGAAGTTCCAGCCTGGCGACAGCCTGCTTGTCACGATGCCCGACGGCGAGGATATGCACTGCATCTATGTTGGCGAATCCAAGAATCCGGGGTGCTGCTGCGTCCGCTACCTCAGTGGCGACAACAGCGGCGATACGGATGACACCGTGCCGATTGATCAGCTTCGTCGTGTGCCTGTGTCCAAGGCCGAGGGCTGCGAGGAACTTGTCCAGCGCATCAAGGACGTGAACCCGGACATATACGGCGCCGGAACGGAGGAGGCTTAATGTTTGACGGAACGGCTCTGGATGAATTCATTCGCCAGAGAAAGGAAAACGAGAGGCGCAACGAGGCGCTCTTTCTGGAACTGGAAGACGCCTTGTCAATCGCCGAGCTCAAGCATCCTGTTTTTGCCACGACATTCCAGGAGGCCCTGTGCCGAGTCCTGGAAGAGGCGGGCGAGTGCGCCCAGGCCAGCAACAAGGGGCAGGGCGCAGAGCGCGAGGCGGCCGAGGTGATGGATCTGCTCGTGGTCGTGTGGCGCCTAGCAAGAGGAGACTGGGATGAGCGCTAGGGAAGCGTCAAACGTCTCGTGGCTCGACAAGTACCGTGCGGCCGAGAGAGCCGACAGGGAGAGGGAGAAGGCTCCCTTGCGCCGTCAGGTGAAGCTGCTCGCCATGGAGCTCTCCAAGGCCCGCATCCTGGTCAGCCACCGCAACTGCTGCCGATGCCCCGACTACGGCGCCGAGGCCTGCGCCAGGTGCTGGGAGGAATGGAGCGAAATGGAGGCGGGTAAGGCGTGAGGCTTTCGCCGTGCCCCTACTGCAAGTGCGACCAGGTCTACCTTGCCGAGGTCGAGGACGGGATGCTGACAGTGGCATGCCCGAGGTGCTCGATGAGCGGGCCAGTTTCCGTGGACGGGGATCCCGAGGAGGCCAGGCGGGGATGGGAGATTCTGTGCTCCAGGATGTGCAACCACTGCAGGCGCGTCTACATCAAGCGCATCATCGAGCTCCGGCAGAGGCTTGGCAGTCGGGAGGATTCAGGGTAGCCTGTCTTCGCGAATGAAGGCCATGGGATGTCCTCCTCGCAGAGAATCCGACGGGTTTGGACAAGCGAGAGCCCCGGCAGTCTGCTTCTGCCGGGGCTCTTGCGTTGGAAAACTTGGGTGTCAGCTTTTTTGACAAAGTGTCAGCTTTCTTTACACTTCCAGCGCTGTGCTGTATGAGGGGCAAAAGAGGAGTCTGACATGGCCATCGAGTACGACAAGATTTTCGGCTGGATCCCTCTGGTGGAGGGCAAGCTCCAGACGCGAGGCTATATCCCTTGTTTCATCAAGGGTTCCAGCAGGACGTGCAACTATCGTGGCACCGGGTATGACGTCAGCAAGCTCGACCCTATGGGCGTCTCCGGCGTCACCATCGGTATCGGCGTTGACCTGGGCCAGCAGACGGAACACCAGCTGCGCAAGTGGGGAGTTTCCGAGGCCCTGCTCGACAAGCTCCGGCCGTACATCGGCCTTCCCGACAAGGCCGCCTGCGTGGCCCTCTCAAAGGCCCCCCTGACACTGACCGAGGAGGAGGCCCACGATCTCACCTACGCTGAGCAGCGGGGCTACTTGGATGAGGTGGTGCAGCCGACTTGGGACTACCAGTACGGCGCAAAGGGGAAGTTCAGCGACCTCCCCTGGCAGGCCCAGTGCGTCATTTTCAGTCTCGTGTACCAGCTAGGGTGGGGCGGGCTCAGGAAGCGTGGCAAGTACACGCTGGCTGCTTTGGAAAACCACGATTGGGCCAGGGCTGTAGCCAATCTGCAGTCAGGCCCGAAAGGCTGGAACGGCGAGTATCACGAGCGCAGATTCATGGAAGGGACTCTCTTGAAGGGGGCGCTCTAGATGGAAACCTCCACAAACTACTGGATGGAAATCCTCAAATACTGTTCTTGGGGATGTTTCTTCGGTTTGATGGGAGGCTTTGCCCGTATACTTCGCAAGGGAGTTAAAGGCTGGCTCGACTTTTTTGCACAAGTTTTCGTCAGCGCTTTTTGCGGTTTTCTTGTGTTTGCGTTTTTGGAGGGGCAGATTGATGATTTGGCGCTTTGTGCTCTTGCTGGCATCGCAGGCAACTCTGGCGGTACATTGCTTGATGTCGTGAGAATGCGGTTCATGAAGGCCGTGAGGGAGAAGTAGGTGGGCAGACTGTCAGCCGAAGATTGGGCCAGCATCAGGGCCGAATACGAAACTGGAGCCTCTGCAAACCAGTTGTCCCGCAAGTATGGCGTAGACCCTGCGGCTATCAGCAGGCGCAAGAAGGCAGAAGCCTGGTCGCGAGACGTGTCCTGCGTGATCGACCGGAAGTCGGAAGCTAAAGTCAACGGCATTGTCAATGATCTTGACGCTAAAAAGCTGGACGAGGCGATTGACGCAGCTGCAGACACCCTTGCGAAAATCAAGCGCGACCAGCGCAGGCGTGTCGATGAGGCGCTTGTTGAATGGGAGGACATGCGCAGGCACGGCACCTTTGAGGACGGAAAGAAAGTCAAGATTTTTGCCGAGTCGCTGAAGATACTGCACGAGGAGCAGCGCAAGGCCTACGGCATCGCAGACAAGGACGGCCAGGACAAGAAGGACAAGGTCTACAAGGTCGTGCTCGCTGACGAGGAGCAGGAGTTCTAGCATGGAAGAGCTCGTGACCATACCCTACAAGCCCAGGTGGTACCAGGCGAAGCTCGCAAAGGAGCTCCGCTCCCACCGTTTTTGCGCGGTGGTCATGCACCGCCGGGCGGGCAAGACGGTGCTGGTCATCACGCACATGCTGCTCACGGCCCTCGCCACCAAGCGCCCCAACGCCATGTACGGGTACGTGGCCCCCTTCCGCAACCAGGCCAAGGCCATTGCCTGGGGCCTGCTCAAGCATTTTTCCGCGCCTTTGCCGGGTCTCTCCGTCAACGAGTCCGAGCTCTCCATCACGCTCCACAACGGCGCCGTCCTGCGCGTCTTTGGCGCCGACAACGCTGACGCCCTGCGAGGCCTGCGCTTCGATGGCGTGGTGATGGACGAGGTGGCCGACATGAAGCCCGAGGTGTGGCAGGAGGTCGTGCGCCCCGCCCTGTCTGACCGCAGAGGCTGGGCCGTCTTCATCGGCACCCCCAAAGGCATCAATCTTTTCAGCCAGCTCTACGAGCAGGGCCAGCGCGAGGCCTCGCCCGGCGGCTGGTTCAGCGCCATGCTTCGCGTGGACGAAACGGGGGCCCTCCCGCCGGAGGAGATAGAGGCGCTCAAGCGCGAGATGAGCGACAAGAGCTACCGCCAGGAGTACCTGTGCGACTTCACGGCCTCCAGCGATGATGTCCTCATCACCATCGACCTGGTCTCCGAGGCCTGCGCCCGCACCATATCCCCCGCCGAGGTCGAGGGCATGCCTTTGATCATGGGCGTTGACGTGGCCAGGTTCGGCGCCGACTCCAGTGTGGTGTGCCTGCGCCGGGGGCTCATATGCGAGCCTCCTCACGTCTTCCGCAATCTGGACAACATGGATCTGGCTGACGCCGTGGCCAGCCTTGTCCACCAGCGCCAGCCTGACGCCGTCTTCGTGGACGCCGGGCAGGGGCAGGGCGTGATCGACCGCCTGCGCCACATCGGCATCGACTGCATGGAGGTGCCCTTCG